ACGTTTAAAATAAATCGTTTTGCCTTTAGAAAGGTCTTATTATGATCGGCGTTTATAAATTCGCAGCTGTAAAAGAAAAGATTCAAGATCTGATTGCTCAGGGTCTTTATGATGACAACATCAATCGTGATTTTTACGATTTCTTAAAGCTCAATAAAACTGTGAAGCTAAAAGATAAAGAAGCAGAATTCGTAAGCCCTGCCTCTGCTGAATCTTTAAAGGATGCCTTTGAGCAATACATAGCTGATTTTGAAGCCGCAGGCGGCGACAAAGAAGCTCGCCTTTTAGAAATTGAAGCGGGCTTTGTTGAAATATTAAACGCTCGCTTAGGATAAAAAATTATGGCTGCTTTTAACAAGTTTAATGCCTTTGTAGAGGATTTAGCGGAAAGGGTGCACAACCTAGGCGCTGATACTCTAAAGGTTATGCTTACGAATACCGTGCCGCTTGCGACGAATTCTATTCGCGCCAACCTGACGGAAATAAGCGCGGGCAACGGTTACACGGCTGGAGGAAACAGTTGCACGATATCATCAAGCGGACAAACTGCTGGTGTTTACAAGTTAGTCCTGGCCGATACAATTTTTACGGCAAGCGGCGGCAGCATCGGACCATTCCGTTACGCGGTGCTTTACAACGATACACCGACCTCACCAGCCGACCCGCTCATTGGCTGGTATGATTACGGCGCGGCTGTAACTTTGCTTGACGGCGAAACGTTAACTATTGATTTTGACGCCACAAACGGCGTTTTAACGGTCACATGATATGTCAAATGACATCACCCTTCCAGGCACGGGCGCGGTAGTTAATACCCGCCAGCAATCTGATCTATCACATAATCAGGTTGTTGAAGTTGACGGCGAGTTATTAACAACCCTGCAAAGTTTAACCCTGGCATTGAATAATATCTCGAAATCAATTGGCCTTATGATGCCGGATGCTTCAGGCCGGATGCGCGTTTCTTTAGATGCGGCAACAAACACAGGCAGCATAGGCAACATTGGCACGGTGACTACTGTTACTGGGGTCACTACAGTGACAAACGTGACAGCGGTTGCAAGTTTGACAAACCAGATTTCAATCGGCAGCTTTAACGCAAACGATCAAGTTCCCGCACTCATGAATACAGCGGTCCGCCTCAATAGACAACTTATCACAGTGAGCTAACCCATGCCGACAACCGTAAATTTACGCAAAATTCTTGACAGAAAACAGTTTGAGTTTGCAACGCCTGCTCCAGTAGCTACTGCTGCTGGTATGTGTATTTGTTCAAGCCGCCACTATAGGCAGCAGCAGTTATATTTAACCAGCAACACTGTTGCTTATATTTTTAACCCATTAGAAGATGGATTTACTCAGATACCATCCCCGGCTCTTGCTGGAACTTTTGGAGCAGGAGCGGCGGCTGTTTCTTCGGCAGTCGGTCCGTCCGGCACGGCAACAGGTGGCTCAACAACAACGGTTGCAACTGGCTTAAACTTACAGCGGGATTTACGCGGCTATTCAATCCACATTACGGGCGGTCCCGGCGCTGGTGACGTGCGAACGATTGCTAGCAATACATTAGGGGCAACTGCTACAATCACTGTTACCAGTGCTTTTAGCGCCACAATAACTTCCTCCTCTACATATCGCCTATTGACGCCGCGTTGGTACGTTGTTGGCGCTGGTACGCTTGCCTCAGGCTCATTTAAACATTACGACCTAGCAACAAACACATGGACAACCTTAGTAAACACGGGATTGCCTGCAACGATTGGTACGGATAGCAAGTTGGTTTCAACGCCTAGCTGGATTCTGACGGGCTTTAACTCTTTTGCAACAGGAACCGCAACGGCTGGAGCTGGAACAACTTTAACAAACAGCGGCAAGGCATGGACAACAAACCAGTGGGCAAACTATCAAGTGCGCATCACCGCTGGTACTGGCTTAGGTCAAATAAGAACGATTGCAAGCAACACAGGAACGGTTTTAACTGTTTCAGCGGCTTGGACTACAAACCCAGATGCAACGTCTCAATACTCCATTGAGGGTAACGACGATTTTATTTATTATATGGGTAACAACGCTGTTACTCTTTATCGTTACAGCATTAGTGCCAACACTTGGACAACTTTATCGCCGGGGGCAGCACGAGCGGCAGCGCCGGGCGCGGGTATGTCTGGCCATTGGGTTTATGCGGCAACGGATGCGGCTTGGACGGCGGAGAACGCAATCCTTAACGGCAGGCGTATTTACTCTTTCCGGGGCGGCGGCAGTGCTGTTTTAGATTATTACGATATCGCAGCCAACACATGGGTTAGCGGCGTGCCGTATAGTCCCTTAACGGAAACGTTCACCACTGGGACTAAGTACGTTTATTATAAAGACTTTCTTTATATAACAAAAGAAAACACCGGGCGTTGGTTTAAATTCAATATCGTGACTGGTGAAATGGATGGATGGGGGACAATGCTTTACCCGCAAGGAACGGCTGTTGTCGGTGATACTGCTTTTGATGTCACCTATGTCGACGGTGCAACAGAGGTTGAATTTATTTATATGCTGCTCAACACTTCAAGTGTGATGTTGCGGCAATTTGACATATGAGTTTGTTATTACTTTTTAATGGAGGCGCTGGCGGAGGCGGCAATTCGTACACCCTGCCCACAAATCCGGGTGACTTTGTATTCTCTGGTATCCCCGTTAATATTCTTGCTGGAAAAAAAATAACAGGGGATGCAGGCGGCATAGCATTAACAGGCGTTAATGCCCCACTATTATTAGGGAAAAGAATTTTTATAAACTCAGCATCATTTACATCCAGCGGCGTTGATGCTTCCACGGTTATCAATAGAATATTAAATGCGAGTTTAGGCGCTTTTAATTCTGTATTTTTTGGCGCATCTATTCTCATTGGAAAAAAATTTCTTGCTGCTGGCGGCGCGTTTTCTGCTGTAGGCACTGCCATCTTACTGCGCAAAGGATTTGTTTTAAAATCAGACCAAGGAACTTTTACGCGGTCAAGCCCTAATGTGGGTCTGTTTTTTCAGCGGCTGTTAAGCGGTGAGCGTGGAACGTTCACTATAAGCGGAATTGATATTTTATTTCAGCGAGCCGGGCAACCGCCAAGCTATAGGCGTGTAAAGACTATTTTTGAATCTAGATTTATTAAAGTCAATCCTGTATTAAGAAAGGTAAGCATTGAGTTTTTAGAACGAATTGTGAGGGTAAAATGACATTGCTACAATTCCCGGCTAAAGATTCAGACGAAGTTCTCGACTATCAAATAGACTGGGCCGCGAATTTAGCCGCTGGCGAAACTATTTCTACCTCAACATTTACGGTTGATAATGGCCTTACTATCCAGAGCCAATCAAACACCACAACAGTAACTACCGTATGGCTTGCCGCTGGCACAGAGGGTTTGACCGCAAAGATTCTTAACCGGGTTACTACATCAGGTGGGCGCACCATGGATCAGACCGTCACCTTGCCGATTAGAAAAAAATAAGCGACTCGCTAAAATCCAGCCACTGTATTCCCTTGACGCATTCGCTTCTGATAGAATCGGTTAAATTCATAGGTATTAATCATGACTTGGACATTCAGCGGCGATCCGTCATATTCCTTACTCGACCACGTTCGCAGCCTGATAGGCGATATTGATTCTACGGATCAGCTTGTTAGCGATGAAATTATCAACTTCCAGTTAACGCAAAATGCTAACGATGTTTTTCTTGCGTCTGAGGCTGTTTGTTTGGGGTTGGCCGCTAAGTTTGCCCGCAAGGTTGATACCTCTGTTGAATCGGTGCGCGTTGCCTATAGCAGCCTTCATAAGCAATACATTGAGATGGCGCGGCGCTACAAGCAGCAGGCGGCGAACTCCTCCTCTACATCGGGCGGCGGCGGCATTGGTATTCCTATTGTTGCTGGGATTAGTATTTCTGAAAGCGATTCGCTCAAAGAAGATTCAGACCTGATACAGCCGCGTTTTGAGCGCGATCAGTTTGATAATGATATGTCCTATGAGGATAGCCGCTGGAGGCGCAACCCATGACAACGCTTGCCCTTGCATCGTATCAGCTTTTACGTGACCTTGGCAAAACGTACAGCCTAAAAAAAAATGCTACTGGCGCATATAATACGGGAACCGGGCAATCAACTGTTACGGTCACAAGCTCAGACTTTACCGGGAAGCTCATAGAATACCGCAACAATGATGTTGATGGTACGAATATACAACGAGGCGATAGGCGCTTGCTGGTTTCCGCTGCATCCCTTGCAAGCGGCATCGTGCCTGAAAATCAGGACGTTGTGACGGGTGACGGCAACGACATGAATATTATCTCTGTGCAAAAGATAGAGGAAGGCGGAACCGTTGTTATTTATCTGTGCCAGGTGCGCACATGATAAAGGGAAACTTTGGCGATTTTAGCAATCAAATAGGCAAGCTCATTGATGGCTATAAAGGCCGCATGGATGCTCTGGTGCAAACGGCAACGTTTGATTTGTTTGAAACAATTGTAAAAAGGACGCCGGGACCCGGTAACAGCATTCAGAAAAAACCCGCGCCGGGAACACCTACCGGATTCTTGCGCGGCTCTTGGTATGTCTCAATTGGTAGTGATAGCGGTGCAAGCAAGGGCAGACCGGACCCATCGGGCGGTGTCACTATTGCCTCAATTAATGCCGGGCTAAGCAAGGCAAAAGCGGGCGATACCATTTACTTTCTCAACGCGGCAAAGTATGCGCTGCGCTTAGAGTTTGGGTTTGTTGGCACTGATAGTTTGGGGCGCACCTACAATCAAGCGCCGCGCTCTTTTGTGCGCTCCTCTGCTGCTGAATTCCCTAAGATTTTAGCGGAAGCCGCGCAGCGTATAGCGGCGAAGGCTTAAGAGCATGAGCGCATTCACATCCGCACGAAAAGCCCTAGAGGCGCAGCTAGCCGGAACAGCTGGGATACCCGCCGATGCGGGCGTGCCGCGCATTGCATGGGATAACGTAGAATTCAAAGTTCCTAATAAGCTAGCCTGGCTGCGCTCAACCTTCCAGCCGATTGATAGGCGCACTGTTGCTGTTGGCGCTAATGCCCCGTACTTGCATCAAGGCTTATATCTGATTGATTGCTACGCTGCCCTTAATGGCGGCCCCAATGCCGCCGATGCGCTGGCTGATTTAGTGCTTGCCCGGTTTTCTCACGGCCTAGGATTAACAGACGGCGGCTATACTGTTAGAATACGATACGCAGAGAGAAATCAGGGCATTGTAGATGCCCCGTGGTATTTCGTACCCGTTACGGTTTCCTGGTATCTCTACGAGCATTTATAAATTTAAAGAGGAGTACGGGATATGCCG